CTGTTGTGATTTTTTCCATCTGGTACATACCCCGTCTCCCGTTATCCGGAAGCTCACAACATGAAAAAGGCCAGCAGCTGTTTACTGATGGCCCTGACTCCCCGTTACAGCATCATGACCGATTCGGGTTGAGGTTCAGTCGCATCGGCGACCGGTGATTCAGGCTGAACTTCACCGCTCTCTGCGGTGGTATCTCCCGCTTCAGTCGGTGGCTCTGCCTGTACACCAAGCAGCTCATCCAGAATGGCATCAACCTCTGCATCAAGACGCGCTTCCAGGTTATGGCGAAGTTTTTGTTTCAGTGCGCTCAGGACTTCTTCAGAGCGCAGGACTTCCTTCACTGCCTCAGCAGTGACCAGGGATGTAATTTCTGACATGGGATTTTCTCGTCGAAAGATGTGATTAAGAAAGTTGCCGCTAAATGAGCGGCTCTTCGGGTTTGCTTCCGGCTGACTGACTGGCGCTGATTTTCTCAGCGGCCCTTTTGTCAATCTGTCTGCGCCAGACGTCACGCATGGCCCGGTATCCACCCGAAAGGAGATACAGCACACAGACCACCGTACAGAAGTACAGCATTAACTGGTTCAGAAATGTCATAATTTCTTTCCGTTATTGTTGACAATAAGAACTGTTTTCATTTAAAAAACCAGAGCACGAAAGTATCGTTCCTTTATTTTTTCTCCATAGGTATTACCACCGCCAGCGTCCATTCCTGTCGCTGGCGGTTTTTTTTATCATGCCGCAGTGTCTGTGCTGTTCACTTCCACCGCAATGCTGTCTATCAGTACCGGGTAAGTCGCACCTCTGGTAATGTCTGTCACATGCAGTTTATCCGCCGCAAAGGCACTGACCGGTGACTGCGTCAGCGTGAACGGTGTACCATCCTGACCATCAATAACCGGCGTCACCTGAAGGCTGTTATTCCCGGCAAAGCGGAAAGCCAGCGCATGCCATTCGTTATCAAATGCGCCAAAGCTTCCCAGTTTCAGGTTGTTTGTCGCCACTTTCGCATTGTGGTACATCACATTCAGGTCTTTTGCATCTGTCTGGATGTAGAACGCTGCCAGCAGGTTATTCCCCCCGTCTCCGGTCAGGGCAACGCCCTGTGGCAGTGAAGATACCGGCCAGTAAAACGCCATAACATACTGGTTCGCAGCCAGCGCTCCCGAAACCTTAAAGCGGCAGCGAATCTGCCCCCCTTTCTGTAACAGAGCCGCACCGTTGCCCGCGGCGTACTCCAGCACCCAGCTGCTTTTACCGGCTTCCTTGGTCAGCTTCACTGCCTTACCTCCGGTTCCCTCCGCATCGCTGACCACTTCTGCCCTGCCGCCACTGGCTGACCATCCCTGTACTTTCAGGCTTCCCTCTGACTCGCTGGCAAGGTAAGAGAGCAGTGTTGTGACGCCTGTGGCTTCTGCACCGGAAGGCGATGACGGGCGCACCTCTGATACTGTCGATGATGCCCCCGCGTTTAGCGCCACTCCTCCCGCATGGCGCAAAATCGCCGTTGCCAGACGGTCGGAAATAATCCCGCGGCGTGCCCAGGCGCTGAAATGGCTCGCCCTGTCCTGTGACGTCCAGGTGGCTGAGCTGTCACGCCATTTCGAACCGTAATATCCGATACCCGGAATGTCCGGGTCTTCTTCCGGTTTGTTCGTCGGCACATTCACCCCGTTCTCATCCGTCATGAACGGTACGAAATGGATATTCTTTTCCGTTTTGTTTTTGTAGCTGCCGTACACCGTCTGGTACGAGGATTCGTTCTTCTGCTTCCAGAAATACGTCGTGTCCCCGCATATCCAGGGAACACCGTCAGCAGATCCACCGACGCACTGACCTGCCATATCCGCCAGGTCTGCACGGAATTTATCAACCAGCGCACCAAACTGTGCTGCGTGATTTGCCGGCGTACCGCCAAAATCAAATTCCCCCTGCATCCACACCACGGCAAGCAGCACATTTTTCGGGTTCTTCTTCAGTGCTGCTTTTGTTCGACCGATAAGGTCCTTATACAGCGGCTTGTCCACACCCCAGCGGGTTGAATTCTCCGAAGCACCACTCGCGTCACTGTATGTGCCATCAGCTCCGGTGGTGAACGCTGAACCACCACGACAGCACGGAACCAGCAGAATGCCCGCATTCGCCGGTATAAACGGCAGCAGTTTTTTGGCGATATGCAGCCCCTGCCCCACGGTTCCGTACTGCCCCTTTGACAGGTCCGCTTTCGGATGGTTAAGGCGGCTCATGTCCTGCACATCATGCAGACAATGGTCCGCCGGAATGATGTCGTTATATTTGCATGCTGCACCGCCCGGTGTCACCGTACTGCGGCGCGCCAGCTGCTTAATACGCGGGTCCGGACGGTCATATGTCTCCGGCAGCGGAAGGCCTTCACCATATGCCATGCTGTTTGACTGCCCCGCCAGAACCACAACAAAGTAATACTCCGGGTCTCTGGTGGCGCTGATTACTGTGCCTTCTCCATCCGACGGCTTCACCAACACAGGTGTGGTGACATCACCTTCCGCCGCAATGGCCTGCATCAGAGTATAAGGCGTGATGGCCACCGGGCTGCCAAATGGCTGCCACCCCTCCTTCAGTTTTTGTGTCAGCTTTTCCGCAAGATCTGACGGCGACGCCGCCCTGACCACATCGTAGTGTTTAAATACCATGACCTTTTCCACCATATAAAGGAACAATAAATTCTTTTCTGATAGAGATTTAAATAAAAATACATTATTTTACAAAAAAATAATATCCATTACAAAAACATCCGATTTTTTTATATTCCCGCTCATCCTGCTAATTTGTATTACAAAAAAATGAAACAACTTGAACCAAAGTGATACAAAATTAGAAAAGAAAACCCCAGGAAGACAAAGAAGACGATCTTTTTCAATGAGTTACACTGATTTATTGACTATGATTTTTAGCAAAACAATCGAAAGCAATGTGTACCGAGAAGGTTAAAAGATGGAATGGATAGTTATTGACACAGTGATATGCCCATCAAGCGGAATAACGTTTTCAACTGTATGGTGTAAAATAAAGTTGATAATCTGGTATCAGTCAGATGTGTTCCTGCCACCCGGAAGTATTCTCACACCTGTTAACTCAGGTGTGATTATGGATAATAAGCTGCTTCCATTAACCATTTACAACGTGACACCATTTAACAGAAAATTCTGGTTCCTTATCAGAAATCAAAAAGAGTGCCCCGGGAATTCAGTTAAAACAAAAATAAAATGCCATAATAGTATGTGTGTACTGATGATATGCCCGTATGGATTATATAAGTAACAACATATGAATACATAACAGATAAACTATTGACCTTGAGGCTCATCCATATAAAGAAGAGCTCTCCGAAGAGGTGTGTATTTGCATGCACATTCCTTTTTTGCTCTATGTCATGACCTCCGGCGACTCTATCCCGGCACCAGCAAACCCGCATCATTCTCGTTTCCGGTGTCTCTAAAACCACAGCACACCTGCCCCCCCGCTGAGGGAGGGAAGCACTGTATCCGTACACTCAGCAACAGAAATACCACCTGCTCACTGCGCTACATATCAGCAACAATTTTATACCCGAACATTATCATTCAACAGCATGGTTCACAACAACATCATAACCCAGGAAACGAGAATCAGATCAAAAAAACAGAAATTTTACATGAAAAATACTTTTTATTAATATTGATAGCGTCGTACCACAAAATACGATGAATTATCCCTGAACTTAACATTAATGCCAGTATGTATTGCCCGCTGGTATCAGCGGGCGCTTTAAGAGATCGTATTCATGACTACCTGGGAAAAAGCTATTTTACTATTGTCAGTTTTTATTGCAGCCTTATCTGTCTACTTGCTTCACAGCCTGAACTGACCATATCTTTATTCATCCTTCCCGTCATCAATTGAGCATGTAAGGATGTGACTAATCTCCTTAACGGTCTGCGCAAAACGTTCTGCCTCCAGTTCAACACCAGTTGCACGACGCCCGAGCGCCATAGCTGCTTTTATGGTTGAGCCAGAACCCATGAAAAAATCCGCCACCAGGTCACCCGGACGACTGCTCGCGCAGATTATCTGCCGCAGCATTTCTGCCGGTTTTTCGCACGGATGTTTCCCTGGATAGTACTGCACCGGTTTATGCGTCCACACATCGGTGTACGGCACCTGCACCGTCACACCGAAATACCGCCGCAAATTTTTATATTCACTCAGCAGTTCCATGTACTGTCGGTTCAGCTCACTGTATGTGCTGACCAGTTGGTAATGGGACTTTTCCAGTTCTCCCCGCTGATGTTTCTCTTCTGCCACCCGGGCAAACAGCGACTGTAATTTCAGATAATCGCTTTCGTTCGGTAGCTGCCACTGACTGGCACTGAACCAGTGCGACACCATGTTTTTCTTTCCTGTGGCATCTGCAATCTGTTTTGCTGTTATCCCAAGAGCAGCACGCGCATCACGAAAGTAAGAAATCAGCGGGGCCATCACATGCTGTTTCAGTGCCCTGCCCTTCGCCTCATCGCCATCATCTTTCGGACGATACGGCCCCTGATAATGTTCCGCGAACAGAATGCGTTCTGTGGCCGGAAAATACGCCCGCAGGCTTTCCTTGTTGCACCCGTTCCAGCGTCCGGACGGCTTCGCCCAGATAATATGGTTCAGCACATTGAAGCGTTCACGCATCATGATTTCAATGTCAGATGCCAGGCGATGGTCACAGAACAGGTAAAGACTTCCGGCAGGTTTCAGCACCCGCCAGAACTGCGCCAGACACTGGTCCAGCCACTTCAGGTAATCATCGTCGCCCTTCCACTGGTTATCCCAGCCCTCGGGCTTCACTTTAAAGTATGGCGGGTCTGTGACTATCAGATCGACAGAGTTTTCCGGTAAGGTCTGGATAAATTCCAGGCAATCAGCGTTGATTAACTCACAACTGGATATTTTTACAGTATTAAGCATGGATCATTAAGCCTGTCTCTGATAGGCTCATTCTGCTTTTGCGCAAAGCAGTGGGCCTGAGGTTTGCTTGTGAACCCAACGCATGAGCAGATGGCTGGTAGGTGCCCCTAACACCCACCAGCCGCCCATTTACCACAAATAAAAAAGCCTTCACTGCGGAAGGCGTCTGTAACAACCGAACTGATAGTCTGCCAGACCCGCCATAACAAGCTGGGTCAGTATTAACTGGCAGCGTTCGCGTGAAAGGTAAGTATTCTGCGCAATCTCCCCGACTGTCGCCGGGTCGGTAACGCTTAATTCATTAAACACCACTCTGGCGGTTTCTGTCATATCCTGCTGTTTTAGCATGTCTTTTTTCCCTTTTGGTTAACGTGACATACCAATAACTCTTGTCCAAAAAGCCAGTAAGCAGAAAGACCGGTATTCGCAACCACCAGCGCATTTAACGCCCCGTGCCGTTTTTCAGTCATAAAAAAACCCGCAAAAAGCGGGCTCTTTCAAATGTCCATGTCTGCTATTCGCCTCGCGGTACAGCTTTGCGAAGCTTACCGGAATTGAAGCAGTTTTTACGTCAAAAAGCAATAACTTTTTTCTCTATACCAAAAGCCATAACCATTGGTTTGTACAAAATAAATTCTGCCACCTTTAGCCAATGCTCAATGCGTCTTTCACAGGTTCTTAAACTCCATTCCGGATGTGCATCATTCAGCAGTTCAGCCATTTTGCGCTTAGTCATCCCCCGCCCCACATAACGCTGACTCAGAACATTGAGCAGCCCGGGATAACCTGCCAGTACTTCACCAATAACCCTGTCGATTATTAACGCCTCTGAATCGGTACAATGTGCCAGCCAGCTTTTTTGATTGCCGTTGATCATATCCCGCAAAAAAGCCTCAAGTTCAGGTTTGTCCAGACCCGCTTTTTTCATCCTCCGGAGCGCCTCGTTAATTGCCGTTTTTGTCAGCTTTTTAGAGGTCAGTAATTGGTTGAACATATTTCCCGTCTTACCGTCGCCAATATACGACCAACGCCCCCACATACGCAGTTTCCCCTGGATCCAGACACTTTCCAGCGTTTTCAGGCGTAAATGCTCACCGCTTTTGCCTGTAATTTCCGGGTATATCATATTTATGCTCACTCACTTTCAATTTTGTAAATCTTCACGCCCAGCCGCCCACCAGAAACGAGCTGACCGCGCACAATATTGATTTCATCAAACTGCTCGTCGTCTATGAGAAGTCCGGCATGCGTCAGCGCATCCAGCGGTGCTTTCAGGATATTGTCCAGATCACGACGGCGCTTATCCGGTGGCTCTGCAATAATCTTTATCGCCAGCCTTCCGGACAGGCTTAATTTCAGCCGCTGCTGGCGAACAATAAGCGCCACAGCCCGGCGATAACGCTTTCCCTCCTCCGAGATAAAATATGTGCTGCCACGGCGTCGCCAGTAAGTGTTCACCGTCGGCGGGTAAGG